TTGATATCTAATTTGTTATTTCCTTCTCCAGGTTCATAAACTACAGAATCTCCGGTATAAAATTTGTGTGAAACGACATTAATTGTTTCCGACGCAATATACGAACCGGAAAAAGTTACTGTTCGATCAGTTATTAATAAAGGTTCGAAGACATAATTAGGTAATGATTGTGAATTTACAAAAATATTTTGATTTCTATCGATATAAACATTCTGAACGTTTGTGGAATATTTTGAAAGTTCTGGATAATTTAATGAATTTACCTTTAAAATATTTTTTTTCAAAGTATATTTGATAGATAAATCTATATCTTCAAACCCAACTACAAAAAATGATTTTTTGTTTGATTGACCAGTTATGATGCCATTTTTGACAATTCCTTCGCTGTATAATAATGAAACAGAATCTCCTATTTTTAAAATGCTATCGTCATACAAAGTTATTTGATAAACTAAGTTAGAAGTATCAACTAAAGTTATATCCTTTACATCATATTTTGTTGTTATATTATAGAACCAATTATCCGCTCTAATATCAGTTAAATTTTTACCTATGGTTTTGATTTTTATTTTTTCATCTGGAGATGAATAATATGGAGAAGACTCAATGTTTACTGAAGATAGAACACCACCAACAAATACCTTAATTTGTTCTGATCCATTATATCCATATGCAAAAGTATTCAGACGAATAGTAGAATTGATGCCTATATCCTGATTTATTCCATTACAATCTAAAAATTGTGTTGACGTTCTTGACGAATATGATACGACAAAAGATGTTCCATTAGTATTCTGTACTAAGAGTTCACCTGAATCTGGAAATCCTATGGTAGAATCAACATCAATAAAATCACTGTTAACAGTAACATCTATTGTTGTTTTTGTTTTAGGATGAATACTAAACTGGCCTAAATTTGAAGAATAAGTATTTTCTTTGGATTGATCTAAACTTATTGTATAATAAAATACATCTCCTCTTTGAATTTTTTCAATTTTAGCAATTGTTCCTTTTGACTGTGGAATATTTAAATATGCATCTTGATATAACGTTAGATTTTCTAGATCTTCTGGGTTTCCTTCAAATTGTTCTACAACCAAGTCTCTGAAAATATTATATTGAGCATCAGAAGCTTGAATAACAAAATCTCTTGGTCTAATAATACTTATATCTTCTCCAAAAAGTGCTCTAAAGAGAATCTCAAAAGAACAGTCAGATCCTTTTGATTGGTAGAATTGTTTTATATTACGAATAAAAGTTGCTTCATTAATTTTTTCATAGAATTCTTCGTCTTCAAATCCAGGAGTTATTTGAACTTTAATCTTTTTAAAAAATTCTGTGAGGAATATTATACTTAAATTTGTTATTTCAGATCCTAAATTATGCGTATCAATCGAAGTTTCTTCATAAACTAGTTCGTCGGTAGTACTGTCAGAATCATATGCAGTTGTAGCATTAAATCCTCTAGTACAATTTATAAGTCTATTTCCATTAATTTCACAGGTATATGTATTTGAAGAATTATAAACACTAGATTTAGTGTCAATAATTAGTGGAGAATCTGTAAGAACGCTTAGTCCGTCTTCTATAGATAAAATTTTTGTTGAATTTACAATATTTCCTTGACTATCTCTAATAATAAGTATTTTTCCAATCCAATCAGAGATAACATCTGTGGAAATAATAGAAGTCGATCCTGGATTAATTGTAAAAACTGATGTAGTTACTTCTTCATCTATTAATCTTTCATACCATATTATTTCATTATCAATTTTAATTAATCCATAATTTTTTGGAAGATCCTTCCCCGAAGATATAAAGATCTCATTTTCAAATTCTAGTGGATATGTAAGTGTTGTTGTTAAATCTAAATTTGCAACACTATCAATCTGGACGTACTTATCAATATTATGAATTATATCAAGAGCAGCACTTTGATTTTCTTGAGATTTATAATACTGTGATAAAAATTCTACGACTAACGGAAATTCTATTTTAACGTACTCTGGTACTAGACTTTCTACAATTGAATAGAATTTAATTGTGTTCTTCATATTACTTTCTTATAAATTCCCGTGTAGTGTAACTAGATGATGATTTATATATTGACCCAGAAATATCGGTTCCGGAAGAAATAGTATCTACTATCATATCAACATTACTATTCTCCACATCAAGCTGTATATACAAATCTTGGAGACCAATTATATCATTTGAATATGGAGTTGCTGATATTTCTATAATTGGTTGATTTAGTTTTTCTTTTGAGGTTGATATTAAGTTTGTGGGAGAAATTATAATTTCTCCTCTTTCATAATCTACTTTTCCCGCATTTTGATTTATAATTACTGGATTTGATGTCTGAGGATCAATACGGAAGAATATTAGTCTTCCAGTTTTTAAATCAGAGTTTGGAATATCAGAAAGGTATAAATCAAAATTGTAACCACTCAGTCTAAATCCAGAAGATTTTATATTATATCCTGCAGAATCATTAATATTAAATCTATTTCCAAAACAAATCTCATACTCTGAAAACTGACCTAAGACTGCTCTTAAATCCCTTCTCATTGTAACATTTGTAATATTTGATGTTATTGCTTTATCAGTTTCATCTATTATTTTTAAAAATTTACTATATTTAAATCTAGCTCCGTATTTGTTTAATTCTGAAGAATCCGAATATCTTATTATATTGTTAATTACTCTAGTTTGAAGTCTATTTGCTGATTGAGATAGATTAGTATTATAGTAGACTGAAGAGTCAAATTCAATATAGAGATATTTTAAATCTACTATTTCAGTTACAATACCAGCAACACTGTATTTTCTTAGTAGATTTTTTAGATTTTCCTTAATAGAATTTGCAAGAAAATCTCCGGAAATTGGTTTTATGGCGATAAAAACTTTTCCATATTTTGGGGGATCAAGTTCCTCTCCTCCAAATACAGAAACAGATTCTGCTTCTGGATATAATGTGGCAATTATAGTTTCATAATCTTCGGTTGTTACTGCTCTTTTCTGTGAAGAGTATAAACGAGGAGCAAACTTACGAATAGACTCTACGGATTCAATTTCCCTTCCTCCCTGAGAAGAAGAATTTGAAGTAATTAATGATATTCCAGTAGAAACAATTCTACCATTATTATCAAATAGTCTACCACTAAAATCGAATGATGTTATCCCATTGGCACTTTCGCCACCATTACTTACTACATGATATACTTCAACAATATTGTTATTATCTAATTTCTTACCAAAAATTCCATCACCAAAAACAATCTCATATCTTTGATCTTCTATTTCTTTGATGAAGAAAACTCTAGATTCCGCATCTACAGCACAAAAATCCTTACAGACGTTAAATTTTCTAATTACAGTGCTTTCTGCAGAATTTCTTACTTCAACAACTATCGATGAGGTGTCAATATTTGCATTTGAAAGAATAAATCTTTGATTTTTATTATTGCTGTCTACAACAAACCTTTCAAGTAAATAGGTTCCTTCATATACGTCAATGTTTTCAAAAAATGCAATGTTATTTGTAACTGGAACTGTAATATCGTTTAAAATTGAAAATGTATAACTTTGATTTCCGAAATTATTTGAAGAGGAGCATACTGTACCTCTTTGCAAAGTAATTGTTTTTGGATTTGTAGTGAAATTAGATGCATCTACAAAAAATGATATATTTGCCTTTGCTGATGTTTTAGATCTTGGGACATATCCAATATGCCCTGCAAGAGAAACAACATTCTCTCTAAGAGTTGCACTATCAATAAAGACCTCATTGCTAATCATATTAGCATTATATGAGGAAATATAGGTATTATATGCAAGAAGGTCTATGATTGTTGAAAGATTTGAACCTTCAAAATCATAGTCAGTAAAATTTGAATTAGCTCTCAGATATTCTCTAAGAGAACTTTTAATTTGATCGAAATCTAAATTAGTAAAATTAACTAATGCCATTTATCGTGTTGGCTGTAGTGCAAATGTTAGCTGTTGCGGTAAAACATCAATTCCAACTATTCTATATGTAATTGTTACATTAAATTCATTTTCATCATAATTAGGAGTTACTTCTACATTGATGAGTCTAACTCTTGGTTCATAATTATTAATAGTATTTCTAATTTCATCCTCAATAATAGATGCAGAAACCGCATCCATGTTTTCGAAGAGTTGACGACTGACTCTTGATCCTAAATTTTGATTGAAGAATCTTTCTCCAGGAAGAGTAAAAACCAAATTACGAATAGAACGGGAAATAGCAGTTTCATTTTTAAGACCAATAAGGTCATAATTTACAGGGTTAACCTGAAAAGTCATACTTATGTCTTTGAAACCTTTACTTATCCGTTCTACAGGCATAAAAAATTAATAAATCTATCTTATTTATTATGGTTTTTTGGATTCATAAAGAGGTTCTGTCCCATATTCCCAATCATCATAGTCATCATCATTTCTGATTTTCTCATGAATCTCATTTTGAACCTCAAAATTATGTTTTTTTGGTGTTAAATCATCATTAAAGATTTCTCTAAGCATTTTTTGATCCATTTTTAGCTCCTGATTTGTTAAAATCAGAACTTTTTACGGGGTTGCTATCCCGTTTTGACCATATCATAGTCATCTTCAAGAATTTCTTTGAGATATTCATCATCCCACAACTCATAATAAGAAGTTTTTGCTAGATTTTGCCGAAATTTACGTAATTTTTCAGTTGGTTGCGCTAAAATTAAGTTATATTTCCCATTATTCGTTTGAATTTCATTGATAAATGTGTCATATGACCCACAATCTTCAAAAAATTTCCACTTTTCATATTTTTTGTTATATAAATCAACCCAAAATTGAATTGAATCAAGATTCAAATAATCTTCAACGATAAAAATAATGACTTGATATCCTTCGATTGGAATAATATCTTCAACCGAGCACTCTACGATCTTAAATATTGCTTTTGAAGCAAAAGGACAAACTGCAAATCCATTCAGTTCTTCTCTTACCTGTGATACTTCTTTAATCCAATTTAAAATATGAAGTTCTTTTTCGGAATGCATAAAAAAAGAGTGCTTATTTCTATTTAAGCACTCTGATAAAATTATTTTCCTTGTCCTCGATATTTCTTCTTACGTCCATTACGAGAAGTAGCACTCAGTAATGTACGAGGAGAACGTCCTTGACGAGTTTTCTTAGGTGCTCCAGGTTCAAACAGAGTCTTATTAGATCCACCTTTTGCCATAAATTACCTCCAAATCAAATAATACGAGTTTTCTCATGTCCCACTCTGATACGAGGATCGCACCAGATTTCAAGTCCTGCCTCTTTTGCATCAAGACAGAATGAAACATCTTCTCCACACATATCCTGAACTGCACCAGATTCAAAAACTTGCATCTTCGGAGCAAACCAAGGATATTCAAGATTCTCAAAAACACCTTTCTTAATGAGAACCCAACCAAAACCAGTATAGTCAACTGTGAATGGCTTTCTACGCTTGGAAATTGAATCCACGGTTTCATGATTCATCACACCACCGTTCTTACGGAAATCATCTTCCTCTAACCAGTGTGCGACAGATGTTGTGATGCCATCTTCGGTTGCATACCAACCAGCGACGATTTCACGCTCATCTCCTTCAGCAGGAAGAGCTACATCACAGAGTTGCCAGAATTTTTGAGTATCAAAAACAATGTCACTATCAATCCAGAGTTGATAATCATAATTCAGTTTGCCATCCCAAGGAATTTGCTTGGGACCACGAAGTACATTTGCACCAAGAACCTTACAACGTGCAAAGTTTACCATCGATGAGTAATCCTGAGAAATCTGAATACTCATTCCATTCTGAACGAGATCAAAACAGAGTTGTACGAATGCCTTCAGAAAAATAAAAGAGCATCCACGCCCTGGAAGACAAAAGACAATTGACTTGCCCTTCATCCGTTCTTTAATTGCATCAATATCCCATTCTTGTTCTTTGGGTTTTGGTGCTGTTGCTTTTACTGTAAATCCTTTTGCCATAAGTTAAATTAACCTTCAGATCAATTTTATCGTCCTATTTAGTATTTGTCAATATGATGCATTTTGCACTATGAGTTTATTCACAGTTACTTCTTCGTATTGCAAATCTTCATCTGAAAAATTATTATCAAGTAACTCAATCATTTTGTGTAACATATCCCATGTCTCAGAGAATTTTTCCTCTGAAAGGCTGTGATAAATGCACTCGCCCTTTGCGTATATGTGATATAATTTTTCAGTATTTTCCATAAAATTTTTCCGGGAATTTTTTATTTTGTCAATGCATTATATATCATCACTATAAGAATTCCAAGGGGCACTCCAATAAATCGGAAAATTTTATCAGGATATCGGATTATCCATCCCGCAAAGATTACCTTCCAGAAATTCCAATAGGGGGGTTTTCGTCTCATCATATACTTCCGGGAATTTTTTATGAGATTGATATAGCTTGGTCGATTTGTCACCTCTGTAGGTTAGGAAGGACCCAAAATCTTATATATCGGGACAACGCCGCGCCGCGCTATAACAAATCGGCATCAAATCACTGCCGAACCACTATCATCACCTAAGCATAACATAGAGGGGCACAGAGTGTCAAACCCCGTGCCCCTGTGTTATCAGAACTCGATAGGATTCAGAGTCGGTTCGTTATCAGCAACCTCAGAAACATTATCAGAGGTCAGTGCATCCAGAATCGAAAGAATCTCATCGCCAGTGTTACCTTGTGCCAGCATCGAGAGCATCACAGACTTAGACATAATGAAGAAGAAAAGTGTAAGAAACAGTGTGTGTTGTGAGTGTCTTTATAGGGCGCATCTCATTCCCTTTTGTGTTACTTAGAAGTCGAACACATCGCTATTGATTTGGATCGCATTTACAGCAGGATCATCAAACCGAACACCATCAGGAGTTTGTGTCATAAATTCGCTGATATATTCAACGAAATCCTGATACGAACCGCACTCCATGGCGATGTTATATAGACCCTCATCATTGTTGATCCAGAGTGCAACGTTCCAGGTCTCATAATTCTCCCAACCGTTATAGGAAATGTCGAGAGCATTGCTTTGGAAAGTGGTAGTCATTTGGGGAAAAGTGTAAGGGGGTTTGTGTTAATGAGAATGGAGAGAATCAATCCCACTCGCTTAACCACATCCCGTTACAGAACGATTCAACCGAACACTTAAGATTGCGGTCAGTGAGAATAACTTGCTGGAACAGAGATGCATTCAACCAAGTGGGAAACTCTCCAGCGACTTGTATACCATCAGCGGTAGGGATTACAACTCGGAAAGTGTTAGACATTTGGTGAAGAATTGAAGTGGGTTGGTCTTATACTACTGGGACACTTTGCACGTCCCCCCTTTTAGTAACTCAGTCGCGGGGTGATGTACTCCAAGGCGCATAAATGCCTTCGATTTCACCAAACAAACCCGCAAGATACTTGGGGTCATTCTGAAACGATTTGGTGATAATCTTACCGTCTTCGATGAAGTTGTAGACGGTGTAATCCTTACGGGTTTCTGTCATCACCTGGTACACTTTACCAGTGTGGGGAGAAGTGTAGGACGTGTCGGTTGCGCTCATACTACTGGGACACTTTCAACGTCCCCCCTTTCATTCAACAACCTGCAGACGTTCTATAAACTCCTCCAGATAGTCTGTCGGATCGTGACCTAACTCTGCGATACGATTTAACTCATTTAAGATCGCACTCATTTGCTTCACATAAGGTACGCGCATTCTCTCTGTCGTACCCAGAAAAGTGTAATTCTTCGGTCTCATAGTTTTGTCCCAAAATACCCCATAATATGTATAAGTTTTGGGACAAAACTAAAAGTGCGTTTCTACCACTTAGAAGGGCAATCGAGATCCTCAACGTATGCTTCCACACGCTCAGATGGTTCGAGTTTGAATAGCTTCTCCCAATCAATTTGATGAGGATCGAAATCACTCAGTACGTTCATTTCCAGAGTGATCCTATAACGCTGCTTCTGTGCCTGATGATACGCAACTGACATAAGTACGCTCCTTTGAGTTATGGAATCATTCTATAATACTCTGAGGTAGGTGTCAAGTACCTGGAGAGTATTTAGGGGCGCTCCGGGGGATTCTGCGCGGGGATTGTGGGGATTTTGTGACGTTGGGGGTCTAGACATTTTGGAGGAGTGCTGATATAATGCACGCAAAGATAACGACCCCCAGAGACATTTAAATGACTATAAGTTACAAGGTCTGAGAGCATTTAAATGACTATAAGTTACAAGGTCCAGACACACAAATGACAAGAGAGATTGATCGAACGTTTATATTTAAATTAACATTTTTAATTGATTTAATTATAATTTAACCACAATACATTTGATTTCTAAACATAAAAAAAGAGAGGGATTACCAGTCCCTCTCTATACACCCAACCACCTAACTTATTGGAAATTATCTATACTCTACGGAAGTCACTTTCTTTACTTACTAGAGGCAAACTCCCTTCCTCTTTATCTTGAATTAGTTAAAAAAGTGTGCTAAATCTGCGAGTTCTGATGCAATCTCTTCTACATTATCTTCAGTGAGTTTGTTGATGAGTTGTTGCACGTCTTCATCAGGTACATAGAACAAATCACCATTGATTTCACTTGCTAACTCTTCAGCACGGGAGAGACATTTGAGAATCAGGGACATAGGCATCATCTAGAATTGATTGAAGTTTGTTAATGTACCGTTCTGCTTTTTGTTTGATCTTGTCTCTATCGTGTGGATTATCAACCAGGAATTGTGTAAACTCAAAATCGAAAATCACATCACTACAAAGAAAACGAAGTTGAAGGATTTGAGATTCAGTCATCATTTCAAGTGAGGAAAGATTTGAATTTGGAGGTTTAGTTGTTGAAGCAACTCACGAGCAAATATGATTTCACCATACTCAAATCCTGCATCAAAAGCATCATCATAACTACCACTTTCTGAAGGTGAGTAATCATCACCATACGCTTCATAACAATGCTTACTATGTGCGGTTTCTTTAAGTTTTAGAAGAAGGAATTGGAGTTTTTGAGTGTCAGTCATTTGTGGAGATGTGGTATAATAAATACTACAAAGTTAGGTATTTAATGATGAAAGAGCATCCTCTTTACAATAACATTTTAGTGTCGAAAGATGGGAGCATTTATAGTACAGGAAAGAACTACAAATCACCTCGCAAACTAAAAGAAAGTGTGGATGAAAGAGGTTATGCAAGAGTGAGAATACAAGTCGGGTTGTATAATCAAAAGTTGAGAGCAGTTCATAGATTAGTAGCAGAAACTTACTTACCTAATCCACATAATCTATCAGATGTTCACCATAGAGATGATAACCCAACAAACAACAGTTTAGATAATTTAGAGTGGGTAACTCATAAACAAAACTGTGAACTTTCAAGAGACAACATTGGTAGAAACAAAGCGGCAGAATGGAAGATTTTACACATAGAAACCAATGAAACTTTTGTGATAAAAAACCTTGCTAAATGGTGCGAAGAAAATAACTTGAATAGGTCAAATCTTCATAAGACATTAACAAAGGTAAATCATCACAAAGGTTACAAGATTTTAGAAAAACTTAGTTGAGTTTCATTCCATTGTTGAAAGGAACTGGACCTCCTTCACAGTTAAGAAACCACTCACCTTTCTTCTGAAAGACATATTCAACTCCTGTACCGTGGGAAGAAAGAATAGCGTTAATTCTGCTTTTAGTTGTTGCAGTTTGATGTCCGCCATCGAACAGTTCCAGCCAAGTATCACCTACCATCGCAATCAGATTGCTATACAGATAGACGAAACTTACACCTTCAATGTTGATGACTTGAGTGTTGTCCTTTTTCCAATCAATCTCTTGGGAGATTGCGCGGTTCATTTGTGCTTCGATCTTACGCATTTTGTGGTTGGGGATTGTGATCTATACTACTGGGACACTTTGGGCGTCCCCCCTTTGATTCAGTTACGAAATGCACCCAGAGAGTTAAACTTCGACCAGATGTTTTTCTCTGCGATACGCTTACCGTCAACTTGGAAAGTATAACGGAGTTGTCCTTTTACAGTCTTGGAAACTTTACAGGTGAGGCAAATCTCACCGTCACGATTACCATTCCAATCATACTTTGCGAAGTAGTGATGGCAAACTCCATCGAGGCAATAGTCAACAACACCATTGCGTTGTTGATAGTTTTCCAGAGCAAGTTGCTCCGTGAGTTTGATGGAATCGAAGAGGTCGTTGGTTGTCATACTACTAGGACACTTTGCACGTCCCCCCTTTCATTCAACTTCTACCCACTCTCCTTCTACAGTACAAAACTCCAGCAAATAATAGTCGATTGATACACCTTCGATTGCAGCATCTTGGAGAGTTTGCTGATACTGTTCTTGTGAGAGAATGAAGAAATCAGTTTCAATCATTGTTGTGGTTGGATAATATCAGCGACGGTGTGTAATGTGTTGGAGGTGATGTTGCGAACTCCTGGTGAGAGTAGAAACGCAACGGTGAAAATCAGAAGAATTGTTTTCACTTTGCACGGTGGTTTGAGTGTTAAACTTCTGCGGCTCATTTGCAGAAATTAGGATCAATGTTGCAGAATTGTTCTGCGCGTTGTTCTTGTTGTTGGTTCACAGTTGCGATAGCATTTGCACCAAACTGAATACCAAAGAAAAGTGTAGTAAACAGAAGAACAATTTTCATAAATCAGTCAACGACAGAGTAACAAGCAACAGAGGAAGGAATACCAGAGAGTGCTAACGAACCATTGCGATCATCAGCATAATCTTGAGCGTCTTCTTCAGAGTAGAAAGGTCCAATATACTCGGGAGAATCGAGAGCATTGGAATCGAAACGGACGGTGAAAGTGTTAGTCATACTACTAGGACACTTTGGGCGTCCCCCCTTTCTATCAGTTAAACTTTGCGTTCACTCCAACTACCTTACAAGTTGGGTTGCGAGCGAGTGCAGTTTCACGCGCATCTTTGGGTGTGCTAGCATACACTTCCTCAGTGAAGACTTTGCCGCCTTGATAGAGTTTAACTTCGTATTTCATACAGAAGGAATAACAGAGATTTCTTTAATGTTGAGACCGCAGAGTTGATTATAGACGCGATTTAGGATAAGTTTGTCTGCGGTCTTTGCGTTGGATTTCTCATACCAAATAGTACAACATCCATCTTTAGTTTCAACCATCACGCGATAGTTTTTCATTTCAGTTCATTCACCATCAAGAGTTCCTCTATCGTATCCAATTTCTTCACCAACATCATAACCGTCACTATAACCTTCTTCGTAAAGTGCTCGGGCAAACTTCAAGAGGTTTTCTGGATTGTTTTCATCAATAGGATGAATTGCAAGAAAATGAGAAGCAAGTTTTAGAAGTTCTTCGTCTTTCATAATCAATCAGGCAGGAAGAACACAGAAAGTACCACACCAACCGCGAACCCATTCTAGAGTTTCACGGTAAGATGTGCGAGGGTTAGACATTTCCATCGTCTTACCATTGCGGGGATTGTGTGCTACAGCGACGAAAGAATAACCTTTGTTCTCATCACCAGACTGTTCGATCCACATTTGGTTGACTTTACCTTCCTTCCAATTTGTATGGTAGGAGTAGATTTCAGAAACGATCATCGGTTGAGTGTGTGCTTATACTACTAGGACACTTTGCGCGTCCCCCCTTTGCATCACTCTACCAAGTGCCTCTCTGAATGTGGATCTTGCGGATCTCAGCATAAATGAACCGACGCAGTTTATCATCTGTGCTACTATCGAACGCAACATAAAGACGATTGAGATATTCATCTTGTGTGGTGCATTTGATACTCTCTTTAGAGCTCATTCCGATGTCGTTGAGTGTAGAACCTGCCTTAACACGATTTTTTCCGAAGTTCCCAGAAACCCTACCTTGTGTGCGAAGTTTAGGTTTAATCTTGGAGAGATTTGAGTAAGTCATTCTTCCTCAGTCACAGCATCAAAAAAGAACTCATAAGTTGCAGAACCATTTACACTTGGTTTTGCACTCTTGAACCATTCAACAGGACATTCTTTCAACCATTCATTAAAATCTATGTGCTGACTTGTGAGATTTGGTACAGTCATCGTGCTTCAATACTGATGATTTCAATAAACATTTGAGCGAGTTCGATTTGCAACTCATCATCTGTGATTGGGACATTAGCATCAACAAACTCCATAGAAAGTTCCATCAAAAGAGTTGTGATACGCTCGTCTTCATACACATAGTTTGCAAAGTCACGTTTGAAACCATCACGCAGAAGTTGCAACGATTTTGTGATGCTTTGGTCTTTGGTGGTTTCAGTCATTTGGGTTGCAATCATAATTGTTGATGATGTTACGGGCAAACTTCATAAAATCATATGAGGTCATAGTTTCAGTTTCACCGTGATCGAAACAATAACCATCCAGCATATCTGTTTGGTTGTAAGTATTCACAATCAACAAACAAGCATCATAAAGTGCTGCCTGATGTTCTTCCTCAGAGTGAAACTGAAGTGCGTTGTAGGTAGGAATAGTCATAATCAGCGAGCGTACAGATAAGAACCAGACCAATCAGCGTTCTCAAAACACTTCTCACGGGAAGGAATAGAGAGCAGATTGTAACGCTCACCCTTCGCAGGTGCCTTTACACTTGCAGGTTTCAATACTGAACCAGTTTTCTTATCAATAAAGGCGTGGATGCTATCACGACGGTCTCCAATATACATCCAGATTTTATGATACTTGCGACCAGAACTATCCAGTTCATAGAAGTAACCATCGGGTGCATCTTGCTGGAGAGCATCACACAGCATCATACCATACTTAACGATGTTAAGGTAGATTGTGTTGCTTGCATCTTTCTGTGCAGCGTATTCAGCGAGAGTGATAGTCATTTTAGTTTCAGAGATTGTTCCAGAGAGCATTAACAACTACGTCAGCAGCACCTGCTACATTATCACGCACAATCAGTCGCAGAGTTTCTGCACCTTGCGGATGTTTGTGCATTTCGCGGATATTATCTGCAGTGCGAGGATCATTAGCAGCATCCACAATCATTTCAGCGATTTGGTTAATCATTTTATCGTTGGTCCTCATACTACTAGGACACTTTGAGCGTCCCCCCTTACCAACTCTTTGCAAGATTGAAGTTAGCACGGGAGAAACATTCACGATTTACCAACTTAAACATTCCAAACTCATTCGTCATAACGTATCCTTCAGCATCAATACGATTGTATCCGATATAAGCAGCAGGACCATCATTGCGGCAGAGGAACAAGCAATCATCTTTGATAGACTTCACCAGCGACCACAAACGGATGAGGTTAGGGTCACAATCAAAGTCATTCACATTATCTACAGTAATCTGCTCTCCTGCACGAATAAAATCATTCAATTTCTTGGTAATCTTTGCTGCTTCCTTGTTAGAAACAAACTCACACATCGTAGACATTTGGCGGGCAAACGCACAAACTTCTTTTACATCAGCGAACGATTCTTGCTGATGAACGATGTAAGCATCAGGTTTCACAAACTTGCAGTAATGTGTATCGGTGATGATGAACTTCATCGGATACGCTACTGCATCACGCAAATCATTCTCTGCGATGTAGACAGTATGAGGAGCAAGAATAATCTCCTCATTCACCACATCAGGAAACTTGTAGGTGATAGTATTTGGTTTGTACTCATCACTACCACCAAACCCGATAAAGTCTGCTTGAATGATAGCATTTACACGCGGCAGATAGTCAAAGCAAGCGTGAAGAATGTTTGCTACATTACCTTCGTGATTTGCATCAATATCTTGATGCGATTCGTTGATTTTGATTTTAACTTTATTGAAGACACTTTTGGTCCCCACGAAGAAGTTACCAGTCGCAGGATTGATACCAAAAACTACTGCAGGAGCGCCATCAATCTTTACAGACAGATCGCCAGCAGTTACAAACCAATCCAGCACAGACAGATCGCCCGTGAGAATAGAATCTTCAGGATGTTGCAGGTGAGTGTTCTTCATACTACTAGGACACTTTGGGCGTCCCCCCTTTCATAAAACAAAAAAAGGGAACTCATTGAGTTCCCATGTACCACTTCAATTAGTGGCGTATTTGGAGCGGATTTGCTGATATTGATCGAGAACATAATCCATTGCGTTCTTCACATAAGGAAAAACAGTTTGAGTAACTTTACTCACATCTTCACGAAGTTTGTTGACTTCATACTGATGGATTTGCCAGCGAACTTTAATGTCTTGCAGATATTGCTGGCGAGTGATGAGAACCTCAGGAACTTTCACTTCGTTAGCAACAACTTCAACATTTGCAGTTTGCTTGCGAGCGCGAGGCATAGATTGGATGCGTCTTACACTACTAGGACACTTTGGGAGTCCCCCCTTTAGTTCAACGCAGACAATAAAGGATTTTGATATTGCTTGAGAGAATCTGGAAGGTGCTTCCAAATAGTTTTCTGTATGATGTCGAATCGAAGATTAAATGCACCATTTGTAGACGCAAATGCTACATCAGACCAGTTAATTGATTGCATCACATTATCAATCACATCTTTGTCTGCAAGTGCTACAATTCCATAACCTCTACGATGTGGTAGATTCTCAAAGTCATCATAGACTTTTACACTCTCTTCACCGAAACACGTTGATGGCAAATAATAGTCACAAGAGTACAGATGTTGTTTGTTTCGTGTGCTTCCTGGTGTGCCACCATCAGAGAGAGAATAGAGTTTGATGATGTTAGTCAGATCAACAACTTCCTCCTCGATTTTGTAGTCCTTCGCCCAGATCTGAAAGACTACATTTACGGTCACAGTTTTGCCATCAGGATAGTGAAATGAAGAATCCACAACTTCAGTGTGAATCAGATTCATACCTTTCACTCTTGATTTACAACTACCTTTGCCGTTGCTATCAAACAACTGCGGTAGAATGAAGCATACGAAATCAGAGAACTGTGCGGCATGATTGATGAACTTAAGGGCTAAATGTCCTCTGAGTCCAAATGGTGGATTGCCGATACAAATGTTCTTTTGAGTATCAGGTTTCCACCTTAAAAAGTCTTGTTTCTCTACACCATCACATTGAGGTTCGATGTCAACACCAACACGCTGATAGATGGGTAGAATGTTATAGAAACTACCATCACCTGCTGATGGTTCAATAAAGGTGTATTCACGCAAATCTACACCAAGATCACCTAGAATCTTGAGAGTTTGATTGTAACAATACTCAGCAGTATTTGGATCAGTAAAGAACTGATCCTTTTGCTTTTCAGTAAAGTTAGAGTAAAGAACTGGCACATCTGCTAACCTACACAAATCAAAATAGTATTGTGGAGGAACTTCTTTCTTCTCAATCCAACGGTTCACTGTACCTTTATGCAGGTACAGTTCTTGACACACAGTATCAATACCAAACTTTTGATAGATCGGAAGAAAGAAGTCGTAGATGTTTTTCATCAACCAAAGTGCTTAACAAGGTGAGAGACAACCCCAGCATCGTCAGGGTTATTTACGTCATAACAGAAAGTATAACCTGCTTTGATAGCATTTGCAACAGTAACACGGGAGAAATCAAACTTCCACTTATCCTCTTGAGATTCACGGAGAGTTGCTTTCTTTCCAAGAATAGGATCTTTCTCATTCTGAAAGAGTTTCTCCATGTTAGCAGGAGTCAGGACAGTAATGTAGATCTTATCATAGTCTACATCAACAAACGTCAATTTGTCCCAGACAGATTTAGCATAGATGTTCTCATGTTGCCAGTTGGCACTCTTAGCACACGAAAATGCAGTCTTTACTTCATTCTTGAGTTTCTTAATCAGATTGACGAGGATGTCATAAGTGCCACCATCTTCAGGGCGGGTGTTACAATCACCATCCCACTTAGATTCAATCTTAGCAACCTCAGTAATGATACGGAAGAGGAACTTTTCACCCCAACGACCACGCTCATCATTAGTGATAAGAGTCAGAGGTTCAAATGGAGAACCTTTCCATTCTTGATTGCTATTTTCAACTGCTTCCTCAATAGTTTCATTGAGAATAGAAAGAACTGTCATGATTTGTGTTGATACACTATTGGAACATTTTAGGCGTCCCCCCTTTGTTACAATGGGAGTTGTGCTACACTTTTACCCTTCTTGTGATCTGTGATGTACTTTCGTGCTGATGCCTCAGTCTTACAAAGTTTCTCAAGTTGTTGACCCTTGTGTATAATGAGATACTGTTTTCCATAAGGAATCGCAGCGTACTCATCTTTATACATTGTGAATCCTTCCATTTGTTATACTTTCCAAAAAATCGTTGATTTGGTTGCAGCAGACCTATCATAGCACGTCTGCAGTAGAAATGCAAAAAAATCAGGGTTTGCACCCTGATGGAGACTGGGTTCTCAGTGAGACTCACCTGCGAACCACACTGATGGCAGGTTCCCCCTTCTGAAAAATAGTATCAACAACAGACTGAACTGCGCGAGCAGTGCTGATACCAACCTTAGAGTACACAGGCACACAAACCAGACCAAACGATTTGCTATACTGAGTGAGGTTGCCAGGTTCAATACGTCCATCGCGCATACCTTTCGCATCATCGTGATGCAGACGGATGCAACGTCCGATGGTCTGACTGATACCAATGAAGTCCATATTACGGAGGAAGAGTACCGCTTCCAGACCGCTGACGTTGATACCCTCAGCGAGGATGCTATGGTGTAGAACAACAAACTTTTTGTCGTTATCCTTACCCCAGGCAGATAGGGTGTCAAAGAATACCTCACGGTTCACTTTGCGACCATCAATCACAGCACCAGTCTTGGCAGTGATATACATCCAAGAGTAACCGCGATTCTCTAGTTCGGAGCAGAAATCAGTTTCAGACACCAGAGCAACGATTTGCTTGGTTGCCTTAGAACAGATCAGGATCTTACCGACGCTGTTCTCATCAATCGTTTCCAGCAGATTCTCAGCGTCCCGATCATAGTTGGTCTGCTTACCAGTTACCATCGGCAGTTGCTTGACGATAACTTTAGGAGGCACAATGTATCCACCTTCAACTAGCTCAGGAGCAGGAACTTTGCAGATCACTTGACCGTAGACTGCAGAATCATTCATTCCTGGTTTACCCACAGCAAGCGAATGTTTGGGGGTAGCAGTGAAGAAGTACGCACGTTTTGCGTTAGCAGAGAAGTGCTCTGTAGCAGGGAAAAAGTGACGCTGAACGCTGTTATGTGCTTCGTCAAAGTAGATCGTATCCACATCAATCTCTGCGACTTGAAGACGCGACAGAGAGTTGTAGGTGGTTACAATCAGGCGATGATTGTCGGCATTAGCATTAACCCAGTTGTAAATCTCACGCGGACGAGTAGAAGATTCGTGATGCGTCTCACCACTATGAACGTGGAAGACTTTAGCGTTAGTGATAAACTCCAGAAACTCAGCAGACAGTTGCTCTGCAAGCAGAATACGCGGAGCGACTACAACAATGGTCTGAGGAGTTTCAGACTGGAACTCACGCAGAGCATCATAGATCATCTTGAGAGTCTTTCCACCACCAGTAGGAACAATGATCTGACCTTTGTTATGCTGTTGCATAGCAGCAACACCACGTTCCTGATGAGGGCGAAGTTGAATGTTCATAAGTTGCATTATCTAATACTAGGACAGTTTAGGCGTCCCCCCTTTCAATCACCCGACATTCCCATTATGATGAGAATACCAAGGACAAGGGAAACAGGAATAGCAATATACCAGTAAGTTACGAATAAGTAAAGAATAAATCCAATTCCTGCTAACCATACAAGTCCTTCAGTATCTCCAGAACTGAATGAAGAACCTCCACCATTGGAGCGAACTTCTCTCAAATTTGTAATCTGCTGAACATCACCGTGCTTAGCATAAATCTGCTGTTTTGCTCCACTAATAGTTGCTGCTTCAACTTCAGTCGTAATCCTACCGACTTGTGAGTTAACAAATACTTCTGCTCTCCAAGTAGCCATAATAAAGTTTCAAGTAAGTGTTGATTATTTAGAAGTGTATTTGTGCTTGAGTTCTTTCTCTGATTTCTTACCAGTTGATTGTAGAACAAGATCTCTCAGTTTTCTTTCACCTTTCTTGTAAAGTGCTTTTCTTTCTTGTGTAGAAAGTCCTGATGCTTTTTGTGGTTTGTAATCAGGATGTGCTTGTGCTTCTGGTTTCTTAGTTGAAAGAAGTTTAGATGCAGTTTTTGCTACATCTTTTGCCTTTGGTTTTGCTGCTGGTGCTTCTCCACCACCTTTCTTTGCTGCTGCTCTTGCTTTTGCTGCTGCTCTACGTTCTGCCTTTACCTTTTCAGCATAAGATTGCTTTACTTCAGCACTTCCACGCTCTTTTTCTGGTTGTTGAACTCTTGTGGATGCTTGTCTTTGAGATCCAATATCTTTGCGTGGTTTGTAATCAACGGGTTCCATCTTACCACCGCCGACTGCTTTCATACGACGCCTTTCAGGAGCAGATTTCTTACGTTCTGCACCAATTCTTCCACCTTCTCCAGTTTTACGGATTTGAGAAGAACTCATTACACTAGCATCATAAGATGCTTCAGCAATCAAAACAAATTCCTGAAAGGTTCTCATTGGTATCTAAACAGTCTTTTTTATTATTTAGTTATCTGCAGCATCACGAAGTTTATCTTGAGCGGACTTGCTAATCTTACACACCAAGTCATTATCATAGAAATACTTTACACGTTCACGACGGGCAGCAAGTAGAATATCATATTCTTCCTGTTGTTGTTTGGTGAAGGTAAAATCTTGCTTGCGCCAGATCTCTTTCAGTTCGTTCAGATGAGGCAGCACGTTCACAGTTTCGGTCATAATCAGAAGTCGTAGGTAGCGTTAATGTATTCAGCGAAGGATTTATCATCAAACTCTTCGTCGATAAAGATGTCGTCTTCTTCGACAAAGTTGAAGTAACCTTCCTCTTCGATTTGATAGTTGTCGTTGAAAGGATCCATCTTAATGGGTGCTTACATTATTAGAACACTTTGGGCGTCCCCCTTTCTTATCAACGAGACATAATTGCTTTTAATCTTGCATTTTTTGCTGATTGTTGTGCTCCTGCTTCTCTTGCAAGTTCTCCGTGAACGTGTTTTCTATGTTGAATACCACCTTTTGCTTGTTCTCTTGCTTTTGCAACATTAAAAGATGTTGGCGTCATATGAGGATCTTGTTCTTGCAATTTTTCAACAAACTCTCTAAAAGTTAGCATTTGTCTAGTATGTTTTTATGTATTTAGAATGATACACTTCACTGGTTTAGGTTCTGCAGGTACAATATGAGTTCTTACAGCATTAAAGATAATAAATGCGTTTGTAATAAAAATAGAAAGAAACATCAAAAGACGGATAAGAGCAATCCTATCCGCCTCATTATCATTTTTACCTGCTTTTTCACCTAAAGACTTTGCAATCAGTCTCCAGATAGTTTTCTTTTGTTTCATTTAGTTGATGCTTTCTGTATTGCAATTTGTTTATAATATTCTCTGAAGACTAACAATCGTGGAGCATTGCGACTAGGATGTGCGGGAAGTTGTATAACAACATAATGGTCGCATACAAAATCAATCACACCACACATTTCTTTATAGATGACTGCAGTACCTTCAGAGAAAATCATACAAATGCGGACATAAGAGGATTAAGGTTAAGAGGCATAGCCGTGTAGTCTCGCGTATCTTTGAAATTCACAACTTTACCAACTGTACTACTATTTACAGGACTATAGAACTCACACTTTTTGTAGTTGTAAAATCCCCAGATGGTCCTGGTAGGTTTCCCCATATTGTAATCAAACTTGCGGTTGCAGCACAACCAAATAGAAAAGATACCACGTTTGAACTCTTCAACTTCATAACTATAACCTTCTGGTGCTTTGTGTGTAAACTGAGGAATGAGATCAACTGAGAGTTTCATCAACAATCGTAGTATTTGTCGTATGAGAGCAGTTTAATCTGTTCTTGGAGTTTTAGGATCTCCTTCTGCTGTTCTGTAATCTTCTGTTGCAAATCTTCGATGCGGTCTTGGTATTGTTGCTTCAAATCAAATGCAAGACGGTTGATTTCAGGATTACTCATCAGGTCGTAAATGCTTCAAGAATACCAGATTCATATTCATCAACAAGAGCAAACTTCTGGGAGTTCACTACTCGTTCCATAATCCGATCAGTATAACGATCATCAAACTGCTTTTCTACAATAAGAAGTTCAAATGCCTCAGTATCAGATTCAGCAATCAGATTGATAAGACCACCACCTTCAGATGCTGGAAAAGGAACCCAGTAATCAACGATATAAAGATACTTCATTTGTCTTTGTAAATTACTCCTTTAGTTTAATCGTTAGTTTGGTTTAAGTCAATAGCAGGTAGCATTAGCAGCACCAGCACCAAGAACTGCACCTAGAGGAATAGCCCAACTCCAAGCGTCTTTTTTAGATACTGCTGCACCAATACCACCACCAAGCAATCCACCAAGAGTTGTTCTTGCGGGAGAACAATAACCCCTACCATATCCAGGTTGTGCTATCGGAGCAGCAACTGGAGATTGATACACATTTCCACCATTTGGACGATAATACGTTCCAGTTCCACATTGAACGTTATATCGTTGTGTATTCACATTTCCTTGAACGTAGTTCCCATAAGCATCATAATAACCAGGAGCATAGTTCTCCTGATAGTTAGTGCAAACTGAATAAATGTTTGTTTGCTGTGCTTTGACTGGAAGTGATGTAGCAAGTAAAGAGAATGTAATTCCCCAAAGTAATTGTTTCATTAGTCTAAGAGAAACTCCTCTAAAATGTAGTCGCAAGTGACCTCATATTTAGATGCAAGTTCTTCAATATAAGAACAAAAATCTTCAGCAGTCCTATCAATCTGAAGATCTTTGCGGTCTTTGTTATAATCAATCAAAAGTTTTTCCTCCTTTAATTTGTTCTTCTTCTCTAGGTCTCATCACCTTGAAATAATAGGTGAGAAGTGATGAGACCACAGCAATCATAGCACAGTAGATTGCGATTGCAAGTGATAAACTCATCGTATCTGACTGCTAATTGGTTGCTTAATGTTCTCGATTGCTTGACGACGATAGTATTCTTTATACATCACATCATCACGTTGAACTAGAAAGACATTCCACCCAATCACAGCAGAGAAAGCAATCAATCCAGCAGCAAGATACTTTGGTTTCATAATCAAACGTGAAGAGCAGCAGAGGGGATTTCAACGATTTTAGGAGTTTCGTGAAGTTCGTAGCACACCCATTCACCTTTCAAAGTGTAGAGATAAGCATACTCTTCAGCATCACCAACATACTCAATCAGGTTAGCATCAAGGCGAGGAGGGCAATTCTGACCACGATAGGAGTAATAGTTAGGTCCATAAGATCCATCAGCACTCAAATCCCAACGTTCATCAGTCCAAGCACAGGACATATCACCACCATCAATCAGTTCGGCAGCAAGTTCTTTGCTATTGTAGTGCGTCTTCAGGATGCGACCCAACCATTCGGGATAACCATCCCAGTGGTGGTATGCAGAGAGAACAGAACCATCAGCGAGTTCAATACCGATGCGTGAGCGGGTTGCCATTGAATGTTGTGCTTACATTACTAGGGCACTTTAGGCGTCCCCCCTTTCAGTCAACCACCTTTCTCCTTCAAACTACGAACAAGATATTCTGTGAATTGTTCTAGTTTTTCTGTATGAACTTGAGTAATATCGTGATTTATTGCGTTCTTAAGAGCAACCATCTCATCCCATTCAGTTTGTGTGAGTTCACTGGTATTCTTCTTGGAATAAGTCATCATTTTGCTCCCATATATCTTTAAATCCTAACAGTATTTAAGAGAGAAGTGCGATTCCTTAATGATGTCTTTAGAGTGTCGTTACAAAACTTAATCATTATCAAAGAACGAACCAAAGTTACCTTTACTTCCAGGTCTACGATTATCCAACATATCCATAATCTCCTCAAACTTCTTGCATTGTTCCATATCAAGAAGAATCTTGGATAGTTGTTGAATAACCAGAGGTTTTTCATTCACAGATGCAGACTTGATTGCTGCTCTCAGATGACTTTCTGCTTCTAACAGATGTTCTAGTGTTTGCTTACTTAGTGCCATTAACTTTCCTCATTGTAAAGCTACCATCATTATTATCTACCCACTCCACAGTATCACCTTCTTTTAGATTTGCTGCTTCTAACAAATCATCGGGAAAGTTAACATAACACTCCCCAGTCAATCCATCAACTTGAACTGGAAGTTGCCACTTAACTACTTTATCTTCTTCAATCACATCATCATTTTCCCAAAAATCAGTCCAAGATCCCCTACAATATAAAGAATCATCATCAAAGTCACAGAGTACAATGCTATCGTTGCCCTCTTGAATATGACCTACACCATTACCATTCAACAATGCAAGAAGTTCATAACACTTTTCAGTTTCATTCTTGTAAGTGTAGTAGTTCTCACTCACTACATCTTTAATCACATCATAAATCTCCTGCGGTGTTGCTTCACTGCAGGAGATTGCATCGTGCATCCATTCATTCAGTTTTTCAAGTGAATACTTTTTGTAATCAAAGTCCATAATCAATCTTTGGGTTTTGGTTTGTTACACTCATTACAATAGTAGGAGAAACCTCCACGAAAGTACTTTACCACCTGATAGTGGTTTTCGTCAAGAGGTTTCTCCTCACCACACTTATCACACCTCCTCGTCTTTTCTCTGTCGTTTTCGTGCTTTTTTGAGGTCTTTAAGTTCGTCTTTAATGTTCTGATAAGCTGTCTCAGCATCAATCTTTCCTCCAAGTTCTAAAGAACAGATAATATCTACTCTAGTACCAAAATGTGATAGTGCTTTTTCAAAGTTATTCAAATCTTCATACATCAGAGATTCTCCTCTTGCTCTGTGAGGATAACACAATCAGACATTGGATATGCTACACACAGCAGACTAAATCCTTGGTCCATTTGGTCGTCATCAAGGAAAGTTTGCTCTGAGTTATCAACCTCACCCTCAACAACTTTACCAGCACAAGAACTACAAGCACCAGCACGGCACGAATAAGGTAGATCTACACCAGCATCTTGTGCTGCTTCAAGAATATATTGGTCTTCTTCGCACTGAATAACATTTTCAGTACCATCAGCAGAACGGAGAGTAATAGAATAAGCCATAATCGTCAGTTAAAGTTTTCGTAATGTTTTGGAGTATTTAGAACAATATCAATTCGTGCATCTACTGCATTAACAGAGTTTCCTAACTCATAAAGGCAGTTTGTAGTTTCTACATTTTCTTCTTCAAGTTTTATAATACGCTGTTCCAATTCAGAAATCTTTGCATAAAGATCAATCTCTTCTACGATTGGTTTCTTGGATGGTCCAAAGAACCAACGAATAAAGTTTTTCATACTAAACCTATCTCTCTCAAATATCGTTGGTATCTCATAAACGATTGAACCCGAATAGGAACACCTAAACTCTCACAACATCTACAATAAGATAGAAACTCATACCAGGGACTTGTTGGGTCAGTATCACTCATCTTTTGTTTGTTTTAGATCAGGATGCGGAGAATACAATGGACCCTGATAGTTTCCTGCATGAAAGTTCTTAATAACTTCTAGAACCTCAGGAGTTTCATTCCACTCCCAAGTATTACCATTCTTATCAACAAAAGTGCGTAATGTCATAGTTTTCCTCCAACGATGCTATCATATGTTTTTTCTGGCGATTTGTCAAACTCACCTTCTTGTTTTGCTTTCAAATACCAACGTGTTGCTCTCACACATTCTTCTTCTGTGAGAGACGTGATAATACCTTTTCCATCGGGATGATGAGATTGCCAAGTTCCCCAACCTTTTTCCTCAACGTAAAAAGCATCATCAATCAATTGTTTTTCCATAATGACTTAGTTGCCTCTTAAGTTCTATGTTTAATGAGTTTAGATGTGAATATAAAAATGTTTGATACTCGTTACCTTCCAAGAGTTTTGTAAGATTATCAATCTGCTGTAGTGCTAACAACAGTTTCGTTGCTTCGTTCATTTTGATTTAGGTTTGCGAGTGCTTCTAGAAGTTCCAGGGGTATCCAACTTTTTGGTGCTCCGTTTACTTCCACCTGTACTTCTACTACTGGCCTTTCTAGTTCCTTGTTCCACACTGTTCTTGTTTGCTTTACTAGGCTTAGTGGGTTCTCCATCACGATAATCAATCTTAATAGTTCTCTTATCCAGTTTATACCGATTCAGGTATTTTTGCAAGTGCTCGTCACACTCAAACCAGCAAACTGAAATCTCTTTCTTTTCACCAAACTGCAATCGCACAGGAAACTTTTCATAAGGAAACAAAGAGGTATCAATCATTCTTGTGCTCTCCACGACTTACGCATCATAACATACTTTGGGTCTTTTGCTGCTAAATCTCTGTATTCTTTGAAGATTGTTGCTGCTCTTGCTTTTTCGCATACAAGTGCATCTTTGTCCTGGGGTAATACTTTACCATCCTTAGAGTATTTTTTCCCACTACTGTGATTTGCATATCTTCTGGCGCGAGTAAATCCCATCTCAAGGAATTTTCGCGCCAAGTCCATACCAATGAAGTCACTCTTCCGTGAATAATCCAGGAACATTTCGTATATCTTAACAGCAGACTTCCGAGCAGTAGTCTCATCCTTGAACCTCCAATACTTACAGATATCTTCGGTGTACGGTCTTACAAGAAGAACTCCCTGCTCCCCCCTGCCTATTCTATATAGTTTTCTTGTACTAAAATCCGTGAAATCTAAAGTTTTGTAATCAAGTGAGTAATCAAACTCTTTCATCGTCCAGTCACATCCTCATAATCTTGAAGAACACCTTTCTTAAAATGTAGTTTTAATCGGGGCCAATCTTCCCACTTTCCTTTCCAACCTTCAGGATAAACTTCCACATATTTGGTTATAGAATGAACCTGATACTTTCCTCGTTGTCCTGTTGGTATCCACTCAAAGTTTAGAAACTTCCTATCAGCATCATATCGTGGATCGTCTTCGGGGATAATCTCAAAGGTATTTGTACCAGTATAATCAGGACACCACAATACACCTTTGGGGTCCAACCAATAAGTGGTTAGTGTTCCACCAATACCATCTTCAATATCTTTTGTTTGCATCACTACATTTGTGAAGTGTTCTCCCAAATCATAAGAAGAACGGAAATAATCAAACATCCCCATCTTTATTCTCCAAGAGTATGAATGACTGGTTTTTCGTGTGCTAGGATGCGATAAAGGTCACTATTCTGGGCTGCTGATACTGGAATAAACTCTGTGTTAGGATCAAAATCATCATCACGGATTGCCTGGTTAATCACAATAGAACCTTCCTCACCAGAGTATGAACGATGATAGGTCATTTTAGGAATAACAAGAGCACCAGAAGAACGGTTAAGATGAACGATATGATAAGGATAACGCCACTCTGGATTGATGAGTTCAAATGTGCGAATACCAGACAGAACACGATTGTGATCTACCTGATGATAATGAATATAAAACTGTTTTGCTCCTACAATATCATCAGGAGGACTGATAGCAGGACCAGTATGTACCACTAAATCCTGTGCGTTTGAATGTTCTACTGAAATATCATAGAATACAACTGCATCCGTTTCACGGAATACTCTGTGCTTCTTAAACTGAACTTCACTCATTAGTCTTGGAGATTTTGCTGATGTTGTAGTCTATCTATCATATCATAGATATGCGTCTGCGAATACTCAAATGCTTCAAATCGTTGAGGGTTCTTATCTTTCATTTTTGAGAGCATATTAAGATGGTCCCAGTATGTATTGATTACATACCCATAATGCGCTTCATTCATCATCTAACTCCCCATCAAGATTTACATAATCAATCATATCCCCCACAAGGTCATCAAGTTTATCAAACATTTCTTTGGTAAATGGGACTGTTTCTACCTTACCAGTTTCTACATCATCCGCCATCTGCATCAGACTCTCAAGAAACTCTTTTGGGTAAATGTCGTCCTCTAGACTATCCCAAAAATAAAGAGCACACTGCTCCAATGGGTCATCACTTATAAGAAGAGCATATTCTTGATAGTTATCTCCCAGCAAGTCTCCCCAGTTCTTAAAAGCATACCAACAGTTATACCATCCTTGAATAATACAAGAATGCAAGATATACTCAAACCAGGAGAGTTTGGTTTTATTCTTATCAGTTCCTAGAAGGGCTCTGCTGAATATCATTTCGTAAAATAAGAAGTTTACCTAGAATAATGCCGTAATAAGTTTGTGTGAAACTATCACCTTCACACCTTTTGATTTCAAGTTTTGTGAGGTGGATTAGACTTTGGATTTCTTCTTCAGACAGTTTCCAATCTGTAATGTTGTGTTCGGTTACTTTCATATTAGATAATGCGGTTTCTCAGTATCAAAACTCCACCATTTAGCACCTTTCATCTTCAGGCACATCAATAGTGTATCGTGTTCCCCATATTCGCGTGGTGTGCCCTTATACATATGTCTTCGTTGATAGGCACACTTCCAGACATTATAGTATATCTTTGCCTTTTCGGTGATTTCCATAATCATTCATCCCAGTATTCTTTTGGCGTCATACTGTCTCTTCACTATAGTTCACATAAAGATTATCACCACCAATATTCAGGTGATACATCTTGCCGTTGTTGAGATAGATACCCAACCATACAGCACGGCCCTGTTCCATCACCTCATAATGAACCATCTTCACATCTTCCAGTACAATCTCATCTGGGTTTTTAATAAATCGTGGCATTATACTCATTTTGTTCTCCATTCTTTTGTATTCTACACCCATAATGGTTGCAATATCACCTTCTATAAGAACTTTTGATATGTCTATTTCATTCATCTTTCAAACTATCCAATACTTGCAAAATAAAAGCAATAGAGTTCGCATACTCTCTTCCATCCTGTCCTCCCATCACAATATAAGCAATCTCTTTCTCTGCAAGTTCAATCCTCTCATTCCTTGTAAGTTCTTGTAGTGTAGGACGATACCAGTTTCCATTCTCATCTTTCTTGAAACCTGCGTGAAGTTTCTCTCTTTGCTCTGCTAGTTCTCGTTTCTTTTCATCTGTGAGTTTTTCACCGATCATTTCTTCAATCACATCATCATCAGGAATGTAGTTATTGTTCTTCATCATCTTACGAAATTGCTTTCTACCGTACTCGGTCAGTTCTTTTTTAGATTTGCGTAGTGTTTCAATCTCTTCTTGTGAAAGATAGAAGGCATCAGGAATGTGTCCGTATTCTTCAGTCATTAGAAATAGTCCTTCTTCACACATTCTATTTCAAGGTCTTCTACTCGGTCTTGCAAATCCATAATAATCTCAAGGATTTTTAAAGTATCAAGATTTCCATTCTCATCAGTAATAACTGAAAGATACGATTGATTTATAATCTCCCGTTGTTCTTTAAATGGTTTGAGATAAAACTCTTTTCTTTGTTTTGAAGAATATGTGTCCCAATCTGATGGATTATGTCTCATCGTAGTTTATCCCGTAGCATTCTAACACACTTATTCCATCCATCAGAATTCGTATCGTGTTCTTTAGGCAACCAGTCCTCCACCAAATCTACAATATCATTACAAGTATCAAAATCATAACCAAGTTCATCATACAATCTATTGTAAAGTGTCTGTGGTTTTGGTTCTGACAATCGTTGGTATTTTACACCACCAATTTCAATAATATCGGGAGGTTGTTGGTTAGTCATTTGTGATTTCCTATAAGGACAAGATAATGGTTCAATACAACTACCATTTTTTGAGTTGTGTTCTACATCTTCTGGTGCGTAACACCATCCAGAATCAAAATACTTACAGGTCATTTCAGTTCTCCATAAGAAAGTTGTTTGATTTCTTCTTTACTCAAAGGTTCTGTGGGATAATATCCAGAAGGATAATCATTCATACCAGCATCAAAGATAAAAACAGGAATGTCTGCTTTTTTACAAAACTCTTTGAACTTTTCTCCATTCAGTTCAAACTTACCAACATACTCAACATTTGGATACCTATCCCAAGATGCTACAAGTCCTTGTGGATAATAACCCCACTCAAACTCATCAAGTAATTTGATAATATCCTCTACAACTTGAATGTGCTCTGGATTGGTGTAGATGCGTCCGTATCCTTTGTAAGTGAAGGCAGTCATTTCAGGTTAAGGAATTCTTTTTCTTCATCAGTCAAGGAAGCAAGGTCTTTCTTGAGTTTTTCAAGTTTTAGTTCCTTTGCCTTTGCCTTTACTGCCTTTTCTTTCTCCAGTTGCTTCATCCGTTTCTCATACTCTTTGTCGGTTTCTTCACGATGCTTGTAAATGTAATATTCAGTGTATTTTTCACCACCATAATCCCATTCATATTCACTTTCAATCCCCTCCCACCCATCATCCAACTCTTTTTGGAGTGAAGCAATAATACTCTCAAGAGGACCATCAAAGTCCCCATAATACTTTTGAGTTTCTTTGACTTGAATTTTTTTAGGTTTGTTAGTCATTTCAGGTTAAGAAGTTCTTTTTCTTCATCAGTCAAACTGGCAATTAGTGCCTGTCGTTTTTGTTCTTTGATTTCTTTTTGCTTTTGTTCTTCCAACTCTCCATCAAGAACATCCATCATAGCATCAAAACAATAATTACCCTTGTTCCAATCACTCTCACCTTTTTGAGTAATAACTACCTTATAAGGTTCAAATTTGCTGTCAAACTCAAACATATTAAAGATTTTGATTACATAATCACCAGCTTTGTCTTCACGAACATTAACACTCAATCCAAGTTTTTCTACTTTGGTGAGCAGTTTGAGAAGTTCAGTTACTTTGATAGTCATTTCAGTTGTTCTCCTGATGATTGAAAACTTTAGCAAACTCTTCTGCTGCCTCAAATGCAAGTTCAGCACCAAACTTGAACACTTCTCGTCGTTCTTGTTCTGTAGCACTTTGCATATTAGAACAAGTTTTCAACCACTCTGTATAAAGAGTTTGTCCCAAATCAACAAATCGTTTTTGAGAGAAGTCAGTCATCAGGTTTCTGTGTGTATGAAAGTATTATAAGGCATCACAGGGCTCTCTGGGTGCCCTTCTGTGCCAGTTCTTCAAGTGGTCTCAATATTCCCCAAATAATCTTCAAGGGTGATGTTATTATCATCCAAGTATTTTTGGAGTTCTTCAATATTTTTCATAATCTCTTTGGTATAGAATTTTGTTTTTCCAGTTTGTCTTGCTAATCTTAAGATGTCTTTTTCTTCAAGTGTCATTTCTCACCCACCCATCTAAAAGAAAGACATTTATCCATAAACCAACGAGTAATAGCATTCGGTTTAGTTGGCATATAATACCTCACAAATCCAGCACCAAATGTATAATATCCTTCGTGGTTATTTCCTTGTTTGATTACATAGGTGGGTGAGACAAATGAAGAAGTAATACCATTTGATACAAGATAAGATCCTTCTAGTGCTCCTACTGTAAGTGTGGGTAGGAAAAATCCATTCTTACGGGCATACTCTAAGTTATCAATAATTCTATTGAACTTTTGATTGTAACGATACTCGGCATTTTCTTTGGATACAGCAAACTTCCTCTTGGTTTTTACCAAAAGTTCATCAAACTTCTCATCCAGTTCTTGTTGGATTTCTTCTAATGACTTGGGTGGTTCTGGAATATCAAGATAAGGTTTGATTACATCAAAATATTCAAAATCTTCTGTGTAATAAAAGGCACCAACAACATAAGGAAGAATACCTTGAGGTGCTTTTTTAAGTTTGTTTGGATTGAGTTTATATCCCCTATATCCTATTGGTTTAGTCATTTTTCATATCTCCAAAATAATGTCACAACCATCTTCTCTTTTATTCAAGGCACAAACAGATTTTATCACATTTGAGAAGGAACCACCATCCCCAGTCCATACCTCATAATCCTCACCATACTCATTAGTATCAGGAAGAATACTCAAGATTTCTTTGAGTTGCCGAATAGTGAGTGTATCAGTTGTGAATGGTTGCTTTCTTATGTCAGTCATTTGGTTCCATCACAATAGATATGAGGATAAGTATCAGGATATTTCACAGGTGGTTTTGAGATTACGGGAGAAACACAAGGAATAGTATTAGGAGGAGTGAGAGGAGTATAAGGAGAACTATAAAGTGGTTGAAATTTACTCAAATACTCTTCTACAATATTACAATCCCAAGCATCCTCATAAAACTGCTTACCATAAGCAATAGCATCTTTCCTTTCTGGAAATGCTGCTACAAATGTTTCTTTATAATAGAGTGAATAAACTTTCATTTCTGGTTCTCTTGAAGTTTCAGGTAATCATACTGTATCTTACATTCTTTTGGTTTTTCCATACAATACACAATACCAACATCTTTTCCTACACTCATACCATTATATCCACCAATATTGAAACCAAGAAAGAATATCACAGTAGCAATCGTTGGAATACCAAGTATAAAAGGAATAATAAGTCCTGGTTCAGTCATTTCACAAAATCTCCAATCACGGGAACAGCACCACAAATCTCATTCACTCTTCCTACTGTTTGTCCTTTAAGTGCTTGACGACACTCCAAGTTCTTATTGTATGTTTGTTGAAAGAGTGCCCGTTGTTGTTGGGCATCATAAGTAATAACACCAGCAGCAACGATCATAATAAAGAATACAGACAAAACTGCCCAATCAATTCCATCAAAGTTTCTCATAGTTTCTCCAGTTCCTCACACAATTCTAACACATCAGCACACATAATCACACCAGGACTTTGTTGGAGTTGGTTGATGACTTCACGAATAGCAGCAGCAATCACTCTTGCTCTGTCTCCTTGTTGTGGTCGTAGTGTAAGTTCCATCGTAGCATCTACGATTTTTTGTGCTCTTTCAGTCATTCTTTCCACCCCTCAAAGTATTCAGTAAAAAAGTTAAAATTCAAACCAACCTTACCAACTTGAAAATCTGCTCCAAATAAAGAAGTAGAAGTGAAAAATGAGAGTAGGATGTGTAATCCACCATTACTATATTCTGCATAAACATCACCATTTACCCAAAGTAATGAACGATTGTTGATGATACCAAACTGCCAAGTATGTGAGGTTTCACCTTCATCCCAAACTTTCTTATCGTATTGAAAGAGTTTCATTCTTCATCCTCACAAGGGAACATTTCGTTGTATGCTTCATCAGTCAGCACAAGATACTCTACATTTTCAGCATCTTTGTGGTCTTCGTAATACACCATACGATAATGGTTGAAGTCGTTGAGGTCTGTGCTGCCGTATTCTAC